CGGTTCTTTCGGATCAATGATCCGATCTCGTCTCTTCGCTGGACTTCTGGGAATTCGGAGAGCATCTGGCTGAAAGCCTTTGCTCTATACTTGGCTACAACGCGGTTGATTGCGTTGACACGAGGGGACTTGTCTAGGTCTTCTACAGATTCATAAGGAAGTTTCTTGTAAGACCGCGAACGGATTAGGCGGGACAGGGAATCCTTCAGAGTCTTCCCACCAATCTTCACAGAACCATGCAGTTCCAACCATCGGTCGTAGGCTGACTGACCAGAGCGGGACTCAAACTGCGTCAGGTCCACTCCGTTCTTGACGTTGCGAGGAGGTCGAAACCCGTGCCCGATCATCGAAAACTCTTTCTTGAGAGCGTCCGATGAAGTCTTTGAGTAATCAAAGGGGCTGATGGAGTCGATGACTGGGATACCGGCTCGCTGGTACTTGAGAGGTTCTCCAAGCATGTTACGACGAGGGGCCACAGAGTCAGACCAACCTGGGATCTTCTGAGCAATCCCGTCGAGGACACCACGGATGTCCTTGATCTCACTTTCCAAAGATCGGTTGGATTGCTGAAGGATGTTGGGGACAAACGAGGCGACCGTACTGTTGAACCAACTCTCGGCAAACCGATCAGGATTAGAGAGGGCATTCGACACACGGGTCATGCCGGTCAGATACGTCTTGTCTGTGAGGTTCTTCGCCATTGAGATCAACAGGGCCATACCGGCCCCCTCGACCTCTTCTCGGGTCATCTCGTCAGCATTCTGGAAAGCATCAGCAACATCTGCCATCAGACCGAAGAAGGATGAGAACGGGTCCAAACGCCGGTAGGAAACGTAGTTGTCTCCCACCTTAATTGAATAGGGCTGCCACCCCGCATCTCTAAGAATTTGTTGTTGGTTTCTGTCCGTTGGACCGCCGCCAGTAAGGTTACCGTTCAGTGCCATCAGGTATCCAGTAGACAGGAAAGTGGTTCCCATCATCATTCGTCCGATTGCTTCCTGACGGATCTCAGGGCTGTCTGAGTGAGCCTTCTTTTTCCAATCCATAAAGGCATCACGGTGTCTTTTGTTGAGGACTTGGTAAACCACAGGGGTTCGTTCCATCACATACTGGATAATGTTTGCAGGGGTACGTACAAACGGGAACACCAATCGAAGGACAGGGCTATCATTGACCGTGTTGGATATGTTGCGGCTAATGTTGATGAAGTGTCCTCGGTCCTTGGTCAGGGTCTCTGTGAACGTGACCTCCCGAGCGTGCTGACGAGCAGCATCTGCCAACGGGCTGAACTTCTTCATCTCAGCATCCACATACTCACCAATGGCTTTGGCTTTCTCGTGCGGATCTTCAATGCTTTTGATAGCTGGGTTTTTTCTAGCTTCAGAAGAGAATTTCTTACGAGCCAAATACTGACCGTCCTCAACGAGACGGTTGAACTGGTCGTTGACGTACTTAGAAATCTGTCGAGAGTCCTCGATACCGTTCTTGATGGCCTGTTCTGCCAACCCAGCTTTCATCGCACTTCGGTAATTGAGTTGCTTGAAGAACTCATCAGTACCCGTCAACAACCGACTGGGCAGGTTCACAGTGTTCCCGACCCAACGAGCAGCCTCGACTCCCATCGTGCTGTTTGCCAGCCGTGTGTCCAACATTCTGTTGGTGATCTGAGAGGGTCCATATTGCCCCTCACGGACGCTGGAAGTCAGAGGATCCAGAACAGCCTTGTTGTCCTTAAGAGACACTGAAGCGACGTTGAGAGCATCTCGCAGGGACTCAGCCATGTAGACGTATCGCTTAAGTTCCCGACCAGCCATCGACAGGTTGCCAGTGAAGGCCGCACCAAGAGACTTCTCAATAGGAGCGATGCTAGTTGTGAGGACACCAGACAGTGCGTTGACCATCATGGTGGTCGGGCCTGAGAGAATAGCGTTCATCCAGTATTCAATGATGGAGCCGCCCAAGGTGGCCTTCTTGTGAACAAGACCAATTCCTTTGTGGATGTTCCCTTGCAGAACAGTCATTTGGAACTTCCTAGCCTCAGCTCGGATCTTCTCGATACCACCAGCAGAATCAATCCAACTGTCTCTAGAGGCTTGGTCGGCAAGAATGTCTTCCAAACTTCCACGATCTAACTGCGCTGGCATCTTTCCGGGCGTGACCTTGTGGGCCTGGAGACCACGACCAAACTCTGAACTCACAGTCTTGTATGCAAACTGGAGACGCTCGATGGCTTTCTGGGAAAAGAGAAACTCCACAGCAGCGTTCATATCCCCAGTTTCCACAACCTTATCAGCAATCTTCCCGACTTCGCCGCCAAGAAGGTTCAACTCTTCCGCCATGAACTGCCTGAACATCGAGGCTCGTCGGATTCCTTCCGCCTCATTCTGAGCCATCTGGGTAATCTGCTCGGCCTTGGTGATGTCACCCGGAGCAATGATCCCCGCATCCTTGAGCTTCTCGGTGTTCTCAATGGTGTCTTTGATGAACTGCTCGTTGGTGACAACCTCGGTGGCCTTCTCTTGAAGGGCCATGTTCCGTGCCCCAATAGCCCGCAAAGTCTTCACGATGTCTGGGTCTTCAGACAAGGTTTTCCAGTTAATGGACTTGTCCTTGGCGATTTCCTTGAGTTCATCCTCGGAGAGTTCTGACATACGGGCCAGCATCTCTTCGCCGTCTTCGATGTCTTCGATCTTTTTGGGGGTATCTTCGACCGGCTTTACATCCTCGACAGCATCCGTCTTTGCGGCAACAGCATCGGGTTCAGCAGTAACTTCATCAGCCTCACGGGTCAGCTTCTCAGCCTCTTCCTGAGTAGCCTTGGATGCAGCTTCCTTATCCGGTAAATGCTTTACACCCTTCCGCATGGCCCGGAGACCAATCAGAAGACCGTCGATTGCAAAACCAATCCCCAGACCTTCAATGGCGTTCTTCAGTCGCCCCTCAATCTCTGAGTCATTCTCGTCAGATGCGAGGTACTCCGTGATAGGATTCTGAAGTGCAGGGAACTCCTGGATAAGGTTGGACAGGCGTTCTTCATGTGCATCAAATACTGTGGCATCAGCAATAGCACTGGCCCCAGCAACCTTTGCATAGGTCCGGGTGGTCTTAGAGAACTTGTCAGCAGTCTGGGCAACCTTCCCGATCTTTCCGAGATGTCCCAGTCCCCACATGCCGGGGATGAAACCAGCAGCAAACTGCGTGATGCCCTCAACAGCAGACCCGGCCATTGTCTCGGATTCACCGAAGACATCCTCGGTATCGAACAGGTCATAGTCCAGACCAAAGACCTGACCGATCTCTAAGGTGTTCTCGACAGCTCCTGAGACACCACGGACCACACCCATGCCCATGTCACCAACCGTTCCCCAGAATCCGAGTTCTTCTTCTTCGTTGGTTTTCAGTTCTTGGACAGGCGGTTCCGCAAAGATCGCTTCTTTGTCAAGGTTGTCAAAATACGATGACATCAGCGATATCTCCTAATCAAGAACGCTTGCTTTTTTAGAAAAGGTCCAAACCCAACTTGTTGCATTTGGGGCAAGGCTTCATAAACCTCGACAAGTCGAGGGTCATCGTTTTCAACCATCGACTCGAACTCTTGGATGTTTTGGACATCGTTGAATAAAATAACGAACTTAGGGTCTATTTGTTTTTCAGTAAGTTCGACATCACCTTCAAGTTTTTTGTTGGTGATTTCTTGCAAAGACAATCCGACAAGCGCCTTTGCTCGCCAATAATCATTCACTTTTTTATCTGAACTTAGGTCAGGAACGCTTGCGGCCACTTCTCTAGCAAGACGCATCATGCGCAACCGATGTCTGTTTGTCGTGGACTTAGCTTTCGCTACTTGCTCTTCTGTTGCGGTTGGGTCTTCAGAGCTTTCAAGATAATTCAAGTAGGTTTCTTGATAATTAGTAAATGTAGAATCCCACTCCCAAGAAGACCTTGTACGAGGATCAAGGTCTGAAGGACGCTCTCGTTGCTCCATGTCTTGGCGACGAATTTCTTCAACGGCCTTCCGTTGAGCTTCGGGTGTTTCTGGTCCTGTCTCAATCGTTTTGGGAGCTTCTTCGATTTTATTTGCCAGATCAAAGTATTCATTCGCCAACTTTGTGGCTTCATCAGAGACAAGTTCGGCAAGAGCAGTTTCATCTTTACCAGCGTTATCAGGATCTTCTACGATCCGTCGAACAAGTTTTGCATACCTGGCATCGTATTCTTGCAACAGGTCTCCCTCAAGTTTTGGATCACGTAAATTTGCAAAAGCATCTTCGACACTGCGTCTCCGAGAACCGTAACTTGTGTCTTCACTTCTCACGGTCCGCATACGAACAACAACGTCACGGTCTCGACGGGCATTCGCTAGAAATTTAGAAGCAGTTACAGGGCTAAGAGATCCAGAATCTCTCAAAGCTTCTACCGTTGTTGTGATGGTTTCTAGCGAAGCGTTGCCAGAAATCATGTTTGTAACAGCAGCGACTGCTTCTGGATCGTCCTGATTGCCTCTTGCATTCTGAATGCTTCGGATTTCTCGGGCGACTTCTACAGAGGCGGCTTGAGCTTCTGATGGGTCCATCCCATTTTCAATCAGTTGTAGCTGGATTTCTTGAATGGATTCTGGAGACGTTGCATCAAAGTCATCTGTGTCTTCGGCAAATCGTCCTGCCATGATTTTACCGGCAGTCTCTTTGATTGAACGGTTCCTCTCCCGATACTTTCTTTCTTCTCTAGCAGCAGCCTGTGATTCAGATGCCTCTGCAATGCGTTGGACCTCTTCAAGAAGTGCATCTTCTTCCGCCGCAAACGAGTAATCCATACGCTGGCCGCCGATAGAAATCTCGCCCACCTCACTCAAGAAGTTAATTGCCGCAACCTCGCCTTCATCTTCTGCGATGCGTCTTGCAGCCATTGCAGCAGCAGACCACAACCCTTCTCGCCCGGACTTTCCCGTAAGTGCGTGGTATTTCTCGACTTCATCTTTGATACTCCCCACCCATTCTTTTATTCGGGTCGGGGTGACCGGCACACTGACTTCAATGCCAGTACCCGCCATGTCAATATCAATGTTTCTGGGCCGATTAGTTAAGAGGTTGTAGATGTTGTCTACATAGTCCTCGGTATTCTGTTTGGTGTTATTCGCATTACGAACCTGCATGACACGCTCAACGAACGCATTTGATCTGTTAGAGAACTCGGCGGTAGCAGCGTTGGTGGCATAGAACCCAGAGATTCCAAGTTCTTCAAACGCTTGCTGCATCGCAGCACGGGGGTCTTCATCAACACCTGCTTGGGATAGCCGAGAAAGATTCTCTGATTCCCATGATCGAAGGGCGTCTCTAGTGAGTCTCCGAGCGGCATTCTCTTTCAAGGCGATTATAGTGATCGGATCCCCGCCCTCGGAAAGCCCGGCCTTTCGCCAATTACCAGCAATAGTTGCTCTGAGTTGATCCTCGCTCATCGTCTCCGTATCGGTGAACGCCTTTGCTCTCTGCTCCTCAGTATCTGCTTGCACCATGCTCTGCATGACACCACTAAGAGACTCGCTGAGTGACGAAAGAGATCGAGCAATGTCGATCATTTCATTCTGTGGAGCTTGGAAGTAACTGGGAGTGATGTACTGATCAGTTACCTGTTGGGACGGCTGTAATGCTTTATAGGGATTGAAGTCCCCGACTTGTTGTCGTTTAGCCATGTCTATGCTTCTTCATCGGGATCTGGACCCCAGTTCTGCTTGAATTTTCCGTAAGCTCCCAACGCACCACTACCGATCCGCAGAGCTGCTCCGAGGAACGATGGCCTTTCGGCGGGCATGAACTGGAGGTTTTCAATATTGGCCTGTGCCCCTAGACGGACAGACTCAAGCTGATCCTCGATGTTGTTCTCGCGGAACTCTAGGTTTCGGTTCACGTTGGTTCCGAACTCTAGCTGTTGTCTGTGGAAGTCATTGATCAGTGCTTGGAGAGAACCTCCAGCAACCCCTGCCTCTGCACCAGCGGCCTGAGCGGTCGCCACTCGTTTCCTGGCTTCCCGGTAGACCTCATTGATCTCGTTAGCAGCAGCTTCTCGCTCTTGGAGTTGCCTTTCTCGGGCCTGCCGAGTTTGATTAGCGTAGTTCGCCAAGGCCCGCTGAGTGCCCACAGCTTGTCGCTGACGATTAAAAGAATCCTGAGCGTCCGCTTGTTGTTGCTGTCCAAGGAAACCAAACGCTGTGGTGGCTGCCGACATACCCAGAGATACGTTTGCGGCAGTCGCAGCGGCAGCGGTTCCCATTGCAGCCGCAGTAAATACACACATCAGCAAATCCTTACGAATTCATAGAAAGGTCTTTGTTCCACCCCGAACTCCTCATGGAGATTGATCAGGGTAAACCCGAGCCATTTGATCCACCTGATGTGAACCTTGTTTCGGGCATCTACATAATTGAACAGCATCCCGTAGGGACGGGCACATTGATCCAGCCAGAAGTGGCTTTCTCTCAGGAACCGAGTGGTGTTCTTCAGAATCCCATCAGTACCAAGCAGCCAGATCGCACCTACATCCGGCTCCACAGGACCAGCACCGAAGATCGCAGCAGGTTCCCCATCAGACACCACCGTGAAGGGGACATCCGAATAGTGGAAACCAGCAATCAAAGCGTCTAGAGGTTCTTGTCCACTGAGAGCGGCAACCTCATTGCGGTCAGCCTCCCTCATGTTCTCAGCAACCCAATAGCAATCCTCAAGTTCCGCGATACGGACGTAGATATCTACAGACCGATTCTTTGCGCTCTTGGACTCCAATTCAGTTCAAACTCCGCTGACATCAGGTTGCTGGGGAGAGGGCTATCGTTCTTAATCGTAATGGTAACTTGGTCGGCTTTAGAAAATACGGGGAATCGGAATTCTCCGCTTTCCAAAGGAACTTCACCAAGGGTCAGAGCAGATCCAAGGACTCGACCAGCAAAGACATGAGAACTGGTGTCTCTATGATCTTGTGTGACATCCACTGAGAAGTAACTGCTGTCTGCGTACACCAAGGTTCCGTAGCGGATCTGGGCACGACCGTCTGTAATCACAGCTCGACCACCACCCGGAGAAGGTTCCTTCATGGTGACATCCGACATCTGGTAGGTCATCTCGTAGGATTCACCGAGATAGTACCCAACCGAGTCGATGTTGTCTGTGATCAGACCGTAATCATCTGTAGAGCTGGCAGAACCCAGCGTACCAAAATCAGAGGTTTCTGAGGTGGACTCGGTCAGGTTTCCATAATCCGCAACGTCTAGAATTGCGTCTCTCAGGGTAATCGTAGTATCCCCCACAGATGGTTGCGAAGACAGTGGAACTCTTGCCCCAGTTTTAGTGACCACTTCAATGTCGGTTCGACCCTCGGTGACCTGATACGGAAGAGTGATAATCTTACCCGTAACGTCGATGGTCCCAAGAGTAGTCCGCCGATCCAGCCGTGCCATGTAAGAAGAATCAGGGTCACTTTTACCCAACTCAAAGGCGAGCTTTTCGATGAACACACCTTCGGATCTGTGGACCACCATGTAGAGGTCGGTGTCAATGAAGTCGATGCCAAGGATCTTAGATCCCGTTCCAAACTCAAACCGATGCCAAGCACTCTGGAGACGTTCATCGCCCGTCACGTAGTAGTTGTAGATGTACAAGGCATCTGTATCGCCATCGGCCATACACGCCAGTACACTTTCATGGGTCGCCGCCGCAATCTTGGTGATCTTGCCAGGAATGTACTTGGGCACATGGGCGGAGATGTCGAGACCATCAAACAAGTCTTCCACAGAGTCCTTCGGGACATACTCACGAACACCTGAGAATGACCCACGATTGAACGGGAACATCACGGATGACCCAGAGGAAACCGGAGGACAATCCAAGAGACAGTCGTAGCTCGTTGAGTGAGCAATGGAGACCGTCTTAGGTGTCAGCGTATCTCCACCCTGAAGGATGAACTGGGTGGTGTCAGAGAACAGGATCAACCTCTGAGCCAGAGGCACAGCATGTCGAAGGACCGCAACTCGGTTGTGAGCAGACGCCACATCAATCGGAGCAGTGTCCAGAAGGTCTACGACAGTGGTTCGGAAGAAGTTGAAGAACTCCCCTGACTCACTGAGGATCGTGTTGTCACTGGCGAGGAACCCCAGTCGGTTCTTGAACAGGAAGACATCGTTGATCTTCTGACCAACAAAGCTGGGATCCGGGTTGGTGTCGAAATCACCTACGAGACGGTTTCCCCAAGAGAACGCGGAATAGTCATAAGAGTCATGCGTGGCCCCATCAGCCTTCTTGAATACAAAGGTGTTGTCAGCTTGGCGGATCAGGACATGAGGCATCGTAGCCGCGTTGAACTTCAACCCATCGTTTAAGGCAGGAGCCGCACACTCTTCCCAAGTACCTTCACCGATGCTCCCAGCAGCACCCAGAGTCACGAACTTCACATAGTAATCATCCAGCGTCTCTGTAGGCTCACCCTCAACCTTTAGAATGATCCCATCCTTGGCGTATGTGGGGAGATCAGTGAACCTCTGGCAAGATCCTTTGAAGACCTCGATGGCGGTGTCACTGTTTGTGTGAGAAACATTGATATCAAAGTCTGCCGTGTTTGTGATGTAAATCACATGGTTCCCAGCAACAGCGGTAAAGTTACCTTCGCCGTCAATACCCTCATCGACATCAGTTGCAAAAGCAGTGGCGATTGCAGAAGACGTAGTAGAACTGCTTGCGTTAATTGTAGAGGATACCTGGGTTGTCCCGTCATCGACCTCGATTTTGTAATCACCCTCAAGACCACCCTGCTTAATGAACACCAAGGCTTCATAGGTACTCGCTGAAGATGGTGTGTCATCTGTAGCCATAGCCACGGTGGTCTCGGTGTTTACGATGAACGTGACATCAGCAATCGTGACAGCCCGGAAAGCGGTGTCAGCATTGTCGGTGTCCAAGTAGGTAACACCATCAGGCTTATCCACCGTTTCCTCATTAAGGTTGATCAGATCAAACACCTTGATGGATTGATCCCGGATAACCACAGAGTACCGCTCAGTTTCATCACGGTTGATGGTGTGAACGAACGTCTTAGCATCCCCGGTGATCCCTGTATTCAACAGGTGTTCCGTTGGTAGACGCTTGGTCAATCCATCAACCACGGACGGATAAGCATTCTCCTGAGCCTCACACTGGGTAGCAAACCTTAATGAATCAGGTTGCTGAGATACCCCGTTGATAAGGTTTGGGATGGTTTTGGAAACCAGCATCAGCCACGGTCCATCCTATTGATTGGACTGCCACGGTCGATGATCCGGGAAACATCCCAGTTATCGAACAAGCTGTAGTCAGCCGTTTCCATTTCATAATCACGGAGAGAGAACAGAGCTGATTGCTCGTCTGTACGAGAGAATGCAGAGAGCTTCTCTGATCCAATTAAGCGGTCTTGGTAAATCCTGGCAGAGCGGATCATGATGTACCGGCGGGCACTCTCAGGGAGTTGATCCCAGTCCAGCATGTACGTCACGGTGTACTTCTTGGTTTCCGTGAACGTGTAGGTCCGCTTCTTTCGGTTGTACAGTTTGTTTCCACGGACCACGACATCAAAGTCAGAGTCCGCATGTTTGCCCTCTAGGTCTACCCGAGCAACTCCGTCACTGAGTTCAATCTCATTGGTGGAGTTAGGAGCCAGAGGTACTTCCTTCTCAGTGTTGAAGTGCCAACCTGTGGATTGAACCTCACGGGAAACTTCATCGAGAATGTTCTGAGCAAGTCGGACATCAGCAGTGAGAGATCCGGTCAATGAATTAACAGGAGCCTCTCCCACGTTACTCAGCATCGTGTTGATGGCTTCCAACTTTGTGGTGAGTGCGAGGGCCATTCTAGGCTCCTATGAAAGAGAAATAGGGCTGGCCTCCTTTCGGAGACCAACCCGTTGAGTTGTTTAAGGCGTTAGCCTTGAGATCACGAGGACTTGAGACCCACACAAGCTGCGGATCGCAAGAAGTTGTGGCCCATTGCGTACTTGGCAACCATGATTGTGCCCTGACGCTCGACCTGATAATCACTCTCGACAGCGAGATCGAGCAGCTTGACCGTACCAACACCAGAGCGGTGGAAGACCACGCCCTGGTAGTTGCTGAAGTCAACGCCCGAGTACCCGGAGCCAGTCGTGATATCAGTGTCACCACCACCCGCGTTCTGGTCTGTGGCCGTGAACGGGGAGTTGCGCGCACCATCAGATGCGTCACCGAGAACAGTATCAACAGCACCACCAGTACCGTCTTCGTCGGCAGTTGGGATGTGTGTGGACATGAAGCAGTTGACACCAGCAACTTGGAGTCCCTGAGTGCCGCCCTGAAGCATTGAACCACCCGGTCCATAGTCCTTGTTAAGCAACGCGGAAGCGGTGTCTGTGCCACCAGCAGACTTAAGAACTGCGTAGAATGCAGCAGGAGTCATTACACAGAAGCGATCACCTGTAGGAATGTTTCGCTCGTCGAGACCCTGTGAAGCAGACATGATGCCATCAATGATGTTGTCACCAGTAGCCCCACCAGTCGTAACTGTGTGTCCACCTGTTCCACCAAGGGAATCAGTGGTATTCAGTGAACCTGCGATGAGTGATCGAATGATCGCCTTATCTGCATGGTTTGCCAGAGCATAACCAAGTTCACGGGTATACACACCCCGTACATCGTAATGGTTGATTGCTTCTTCCCAGTTTGAGATGAAGGTGTGTGAAACCAACAGATTATCAATGTTAATTACACGCTCGGCGTGCTTGATAGCAGCACCATCAAGTTCGGTTCCCGGAGCGTGGTAAGCAGCAGAGGCGTTACCAGTCATGGGGAACTGGGCACTTTTACCGCTGGTAATTGTGCGGACGGTGTGAAGAGGCATCATAATGTTGCGTTCTTCAAAAGCACTGAGGATTTCTCCCGCCCATACTTTGAGCCAGAGTGCATCCTTCTCACCATCGCTGTTCGCTTGTCCCAAATGTGAGACTGTATATGCGTCAGCCATTGTAGGCTTTCCTTTCTAAAAGAGTTAAAGACACGTTGAAAACATCGACGTTACTTCGATGGATTCTGTATCTAACCCGATCAGTCCGGTTGTCCTCCGCAGAGGGCCGCGTCAGTCAGTCAGTTACCTGAATACCTTGTGGTTGAACGTCAATAGAACCAGCGAACCAACCTTCGGGAAGGTCCACCTTGTTACCGGAAAGCTCCCATGAGGAGCCGTTCCAGAAATAGACATGACCCCGTATTCCGGGACCAAGCCTAACCAGTCCATCACTTTCCGGGACGAATACGACTCTTGAACTTTCGCACCCTGTCAGCCCAAGCATTGCGATAACGCTTAGGGACTTTAGGAGCGTCCGAGGCAAGAGTCGGTTCATTCACCTTCTCCATGATGAGATCTAGGAAGATTTTGAAGATGGGAGTGAGGGCTGCTGCAATGGCAGCAAACATCAACCGGCCTTCTTCTTCAGTGCAAGCCTTGCACCAGTGTAGCCAAGAGCTACCAGAGCCGATGCAGCAATACCAAGGATCTTAGCCAAAGAGCTTTCCTCAGCAATGACGCCAGAGGCCATCAGGCCACCAACAACAGTAGCAGCACCAGCGAGCCAAAACTCGGTTGTCTTATATCCGGGCTTCATAGGTCACCTCACAGTTGAGAGATTGAAAGTCGATCCTGAACTTCTTGACGGAATGCAGAATCTTTTTGATAACGGGGATCACGCATCGCTTCAGACACCTGATGCCACGAACGGAACGGATTACCACCCTTTGTAGATGGAGCGGCCCCCTTAAGGAGACTTGGGTTGCTACCGTTTACCTGAGCGTAACGTGCAGCAAGACCCCGAGCAGCCATCATGGCTGAGTTTATATCGCCGGAATCCATAGTCCGGTCGTAAGCTGTCACCTCTTCCTCTGACAGATTCTCCTTGGCCCATTCAATCATCTCACCATAGGACTCCTCACCACCTACTTCGTTGTAGATTGCGTTATGAGCCTGTGAAATCAAAGCCTTCTGACCTTCTACATAGGCACGGGCGATGTCTTCGGGAATTCCGTAGTCGTTTGTGATCTTCTCGTAAGATTCAGCAGACAACTCGCCAGTTTCAGTGAACTCTTTAGTGTAACCCTCAAGGCTTTCAGCGGACATGCCTGTGGCTTCGGTGATAGCTTCAGTGGATTCGGGAGCAGATTCATTGGATGGCTGGGTTCCCAGTTTGGACTCAAGCTCACCGTAGGCGTGGGCAAGTGCCTCTGGAGATTCAAACTTCTCCGGGAGCCACTCGGGTCGTTCCGATACCGTTTCCTGGCTATCGCTCATCTCCTCGCTGGGTGCTTCGGGTCCAGTCGTTCCCATGTCCATTTGAATACGTTCTGCCATCAAGCCATCTCCTTGGCTGCTTCTGCGTCAAGTTTCTGAGCATCGCGGAACTGTCGATCTGCAATGTCCATTACCTGACCACCATATTGTTGAACCACAGCATCCTGCTGTGCCTGTTGCATCTCCATCATCAGTTCTTCCTCGGTCTTGATGAGACCCTGAGTGTCGATACCAAGGGCAGTCGCTCGTCGTTTGATGTACTCACCAAGGTTGACATACTGAGCAATCGCTTCTGGACCTACGGTCTGAGCCATTCCCTGAAGGAAGAAGTCGAGACGGTTGAGGTCGCTACCTCTAGCCAACGCCTCGATGCCTGTGATGATAGCGGGTTGAATGTACTTCTTCGGAAGTTTTGGAAGTTTCTTCTTCTTCTGAAGACGGTCCATCATCCGGTTTACCAAGGGGAGCTGTAGTTCCTGCGAAAGCAAGGAGAAGGCTCCACCAAGCTGACGTTCAATGGACTGCGTAACGAGACGCACTTCTTCAGCGGTTACTCTTTCGGCTTGTCGGATCGTACCTTCGGTGAGAAGAAACGCATACGCAAGACGATCTGTAATTGTCTGAGCCGTACTCGCCGCAATAGAGAGATCCGCACTTTTCTGACTTTGAAGAACCGTGACATCTTGGGCACTCCCTTCCACAATGGCTCCGTTAGGAGACTTCGCAAGTGTTCGGGCACGGGTAGTCCCATTTGGTGAAACCATGAACAGAATCTTGGAAGCAGCCGCAGCACCTTCCACGATGGCTTGAGTTAGCCCCTCTAGTGACTTGAGATCACCAAGGTACTGCTCGCAGTATCCCCTTCCGTAGTTCTCGCCCTCGACCTTGTACATCCTGAGAGGGAGGAAGGGCAGCTTGTCTTCAGCAAACGTACCGCGAGAACCCGGAACTTCAGCGTCACCGATTTCCTGATAGACCTCCCACTTCCTGTCCATGCGTTTGTGTATGCAAGTGTATAGGTCTACCGATCCATCGGTGTTTGTGTTCATTGCCCCCGCTACGCCCTGCATATCTTCAGGAAGGGCAGCAGGAGACACACATTCTTTGGTAACTATCTTAAGCGGATTCCCCATAGGATCCCGGTCAACAACGTACCGAGCCAAGGGGAACACACGCACCCCACCATCATTGGGGAAGTGCATCAAACAGTTCCCGGAGATGATGAGGTGCTTTAGAGCTTCAAACAGGGAGACCCGGACGTTGTTGGTCTCAACCTCTTTCATAACCGCTTTCTCGATATCCGAGAGCGACCGTTCAATTTCTGTCTTGATCTCCGGTACACCCTCGATTTGCTTGAGTGCATGGTCATCGAGGACCAGCCGGAAGAACGGAGCGTTAGGAGGTAGGAGACTGAGGAGCAAAGAGGAAGCGAGGTTATTCACTCCTCTAGCCCCTACCCCTTGATATGGCGTGGTAAATTTTTGTGTTGGGCCATGTCCCTCATCGGGGACCACGGTTGGAAGTGTCAGCCGAGAACAGTCTCTGGCACGTTCCAGATAGGAGAACCTTTGGGTCTCCATCTTGGTGTAGAGACCTCTGGCACTGTCCATCAGTAGGCTCCACCTACACCAGTTCCTGAACCCACGTTATCAAGTTTGATCTTCAGGCCAGACACCCCTCGACGCCTAGATCGACTAGCAATACCCTCTCGCCGTGCTTGGCCTCGGCCTGGAGATGCGGCTGTTTGAGCAGTTCGCTCAGGAGCCGGTGGCGGTGGGGGCGGTGGTGGCGGTGGAGGAGGTGGTTTCGGGGCACTAGGTAAGCACATACTTATGTCTCCAGAACATTCTCGGATTGTTCTTTGTGAATAGCAGAGAGATGATCAACAACAGACCTCTGCCCAACTGCGTGGAAAATCACACGCTCTGAGGCGTCAAGTTCAGGACTCTTCAGCGGGAATTGCTGCTCAAGCCACTGGACCAATTCCGCAGAAATCTGCGGAGTTCTTTCATATACCTGTCCTTTATTCACAGTTAGCGTCCTTCTTGGCCTGAACATAAGCACCTAAGAGGATTGTGTAGTTGACGATATCCAGCAAAGTATCCCGCAAGGACTCGTCTTTTACTTGGAACTCGCCGGTCTCACAGAAGGTACTGAGACGGCTGAACTTATCTGTAAGACGAACCAAGAATCCCTTTTCAGTAGTAGTGATCCCCATAGCCTCGCACCTCTGGAAGTTCGCAAAGGGCTTATCGTCATCCTTTCCGGTGTAATCTCGGTTCTTTTTGACACTGAGATAGCGAGCCTCTCGACACATCTCGCTGTGAAAATCGAGGTACTCCTCTCTGGTCATTCGGGGTTCCAGAGATTCACAGCACCTGTCTTCACAACAAACTCCCCACTTCTCAGGATGCGGGACACCCTCGCTTGCACAAGAGCTTCCTCCTCCGTCTTCCCCGCCTTCTTGTAAGCAGCAATCACTTCCTCCCAAGTCCCCTCTATCAGGATCTTTTCCGCAGTCTTCGGACCCACTCCGGGGCATCCCGAGTACCCGTCCGTGGAGTCCCCCGTCAGTGCTTGTGTCAGGTGGTACAGATCCGCTTGTTCCTTGGTTATCCATTGAATTCCCTCCTCAGAGTGGTTTGGGTTGTAAAGGTGTCCGGGTATGGTTTTCATGTCCTTGTCTTCGGACACAATGATTTTCTTTCCATCAATCTTTTTGATTCCACCAGTAGCCAAGATGCCCATCACATCGTCCGCTTCCAGGTTATCGAACTGGATGGTCTTGTAAGTTTCGTGGCAGTAATCACGGAGAGCCGGGAACACCAGAGGCTTTCGCTTGCCCTTCCGGTTGTTCTTATAAGTGGGAAGGACATCCTTCCTCCAGTTCTCCGGTCCTGTCAGAGTGATGATCACATCATCAGCCTCTAGCAGTTCCTTGTGCTGGGCGATCCAGACATCCACGGCTTGCTTGGCAAGTGCAGCATCTCCAGTCAGTGACCAGATGTCATCGCCCCAGTCAAAAGCCTCCTCTACCGCAGCACTTTCTTGGTAGAGAAGAATGTCGCCATCAATCAGTAGTGTGGTTTTCATCGGAAGATCCGTCTCCTGCTTCGGCAGCCATCCGTGCTACCAGTGAGAGTCCAAGAACCGAGTGGTAAGAACCCTTTAGTGAAATAACAATGTCTTCAGCTTCCCCAGTCATTCTCGCGGCGGCGATGAAGATTGAATCGTCGAACCGCTTTTGGAGTTCTTTGAGCAATGATGAGGTTGAGACGTATTCAAGCGGGTCCATTCGTATGCAATCCGTTTCAGTTTACCGAGTTCTTCCTTGAGACGAGTTCGCATAGCCGACCGAGGTGGGTATGCAGAGATCTCAAGAAGGATCGCGGCTTGTGGGTGTTTCTCTTGAAGGTATGGAAGAACCTTGTTGATGCACTCTCTGGCGTTGTCCCCGTAGATGTCCCAGCAGTACGCTGGTCTCCAGTTCGGATTCTCTTGCTTGGTCTTAGGTCTGACCTTCCCACCGAACCTATCGGCAAACCACTGAAGGGTATGTATGTAAGTGTTCTCGATGTAGACGCGGGGAGTTCCTCCGTGGAAAGAGAAGCATCCCTCCCCATCAAGATACCCAGCCGCATACGCTAGTTCAGTGTGTTTCACTCCAGTTGTCTCCAATCTTGTATTCACCGTCCAAGGGGACTTTCAGATTCAGGTTCTCTCCAGCAAGCCGGATTGAACCAACGGCAATCTTTCCCACCTCTTCCGAAATACTTGGATGAACACTGATCTGAATCTCATCGTGAATGTGTGCCACCTGATGTACATAACTCGGGGGCATCTCACGAAGGTCAGTGCGCAACTGGACTGTGGCTTCCTTCATAACCACAGCACCAGCGGATTGCAGCAACAGATTCAGAGCAGAGTGCTTTGAGCGAACCGGGAGGAAACGACCATCAAGACCATTGAGGTATCCCTTGTTGTCCACGGTTTTCTCGACATGCTTCTTTAGTTTCTTGAATGCAGGAAGGCTTTCCATGAACCGCTTCTTGATCTCCTTGCCTTCCTTGGCTCCACCCCCAACGATCTCTCCGATCAATGTGTCACCACCTCCGTACAACCACGCATAGATGAACCGCTTGGCATCCGATCTAGTCGGTAGACCAGCAGCCTCTTGGTTGGTTGTGTGGATGTCGCCTTCGCAGACCTGAGTTGCGTACTCACCACCATCAAAGAATCCCAGATAGTGAGCAAGCATCCGAAGCTCTAGACCACTCGCGTCACACCCCAACAGAACGTGGCCCTTATCCGGCAGGAACAATGCTCTGCACTGTTGACCATAGGGAGAATGAACAGCAGGCACTTGTCCCAGGTTCGGCTTCTGGTGACTGCACCTGCCCGACACCGTACCGTTACCAATCATGCGTCCGTGGATGCGCCCATTGGTGACACACCTCAGCCACGCTTCCTTTCCGTCTGCGAGTTGACCGAGACGTTTAGAGATCGTGAGGTAATCAACCAGTGGCTTGGCTTCCGAGAAGTCCAAAGCCTTCAGGATCGTCTCATCAATTTTCGGCTTACCGCTGACGGTGTAATCCTTGGGCTTCCAACCATACTTCTCAATCAAGCACTTAGAGATCTGGTCTCGGGATCCCGGATTGAACGGGATAATCTTGACCTTGTTTGGTCCCTTCGTTATCTCAGAGTCCTTATATCCAGCAGACTTAGCCGCCGTCTTAGTTGGGTACTGTTCGCAGTCTGCAACCCAATACTGAGGAGTCTTCATGGGAACTTCGACTGGCGGGAATATCTCCTGCATACGACGTTCAAGCTCTGCTTTCTTATCCAGAAGATCTGCGTGGAGTTCGTTAGCGTTGTAAGTGTCGAACCGGAAGCCATGACGCTCCTGTTCAATTAGGATCTCTGCAAAGTCATGCTCTAGCATCACACTGCGAACCGATGGTTCTTCTCGCTGGATCGCTTGCCAAAGTCTAAGCGTGACATGGGTATCCTGTACACAGTAATCCTCCATCTCCTGAGACCACTGAGACCAGTCCGTGTGTTCACCCTTGTATGCACCAAGGCGATATCCCCAAGCCTTCAGTGAATGAGAACCAATAAGATTCTTGGGAAATGGTTCGCCCCTCTTAAAGTCTTCATCGCGGATGTCAGGCCAAACCAACCGAGAAAGAAGAATGGTATCCCGTAGACATCCCTTCATCTTGAAGTCTGGATACAACTTCTTGATCGCAGGAATATCAAAGGCCATCGCGTTGTGACCGATCACCTCGTCAGCAAGAGAGATCTCTCGCAGACCATCGTAGATGTTTTCCTTCTGGTGGTTGTACGTTTCAACCCAAGTCTTCGTACGGATCACGATGCAATGGATCTCTTTCAGATCCGTGAGTTCTCGCCAGTCCTCGATTGCGTTTGTTTCAATATCAACAATGATTGAGTGCATGGTCATCCTCCATGAGATGCGTCAGTGGATAGAATAGCTCGACCTAAAAGTTCTGGGATCTGGGGGACTACGGAGTTGCCGAGTTGTTTAAGTCGGTCCACCCGATTGGGAACCCCATCAGCCACTCGCAGAACATCGGCGTCAGACTTCCAGTAGTCTGATAGTTCTCTCTCGCGTGAACTTCCCGTCCCAGTAAACAGTTCGCCGGGACGTTCCGGCAGGAGTCTGCGGATCCATCTTTCCAATCCCGGCTCGTTGGGGTGGGCCACCGCGATGATCCAGATCCGGTCTCTCTGGTGAGGGGCACCAACTGCGGACGCTGGTATGCAATGCCATTCCGCGTTGTACCCGATCTCCCATAAGTCGCTAAGAACAACATGCAGTCCTCTTCGACGGAGCAGGGACACGTTTTCAATGATTGCCCAGGTTGGCTTGAGTTCTCTAATAAGGCGGGCGTATTCCTTCCACAACCCGGAGCGTGGTTGATCAATCCCGGTGGGCTTGTGCTGCTGCGCGCCGCTGATGTCGGTGCATGGGAATCCTCCGGTAATGACATCGGGAACAATTCCATCTGATCGCAATCTCTCACCACTCAACTCCTTGATGTCCTCATAAACCGGGACATTCGGCCAATGCTTCTTAAGAACCAGTCGTGCCTTCTTGTCAATTTCACAGAACGCGATAGTCTTGAATCCGCCAGTCCTCTCAAGACCAAGACTGAAGCCGCCGATACCTGCAAATAGATCAAGGACGCCTAGCATCTACCGTCCCCTCCAATGCTTCTTGAACCCACGACTCATCTTCCAAAGCAGCCATCAGTTTCTGAAGTGCCCGAGCTTCGATCTGTTGCACACGTTGGATCGAGACACGCTTTCCAAGAACCACCGTGAGGTGTTCAGCGATCTCTCTATAGGTGGTCCTTTGATTCATGGAAGACACGCCTGTACACGTTTCCAGAAATTTCTTGTGCTGCTCCGCAGGTATCCCATCGGCCCACCGTTGTGGATCCGTGCCAAGGTTTCGTAAGTGTCATCGGGTGCGTATCGAGACCAGTACGCCATCATCACCCACTCGGCGTAATAAGGGTTACGGACATCCTCATAGGTTCCGCCGATCTCTGGATAATGCTGTAGAGCGTCGTACCAATAGTTGTATTGGATCTGGTAACAACCGAGTGATCTGCCTCCATCACCCTCTGCGTTGTTAGGGTCTGGATGGCCGCCTGTCTCGACTTCCCGGATCGCATTAAAAAGGGATCGAGGCCAGATCTTCAGAACTGTCTTGACTGATTGTCCGTTCAGACAATCTTCCTGTGTGTTTGTCGTAGAAAACTCTTGTTGCACAGCCGGTTTCTCCTGAGAATCTGTTCTTGAGGATTCTGAGTGTCGTGATGTTTGGATCGTCCTCGTCCTGCTGGTTGCGCTCCAGCCCAACAACGATGTCACTGAGCTGACCAATAGCGTGAGAACCGCGTAGTTGTGCCAGCGAGGTTTGTGCGCCTTCTTCATGTCCGCGTCCTTCCGGTCTTCTAAGGTGTGAAACAAGGAGCAACGCAATCCCGAGTTCCTCCGTTATCGACCGGAGTTTGGTCATCGCTTGATCAATCATCCTGCGTTCGTCACCTTCACCAATACCGGACACAATAATGCTGAGGTGATCGAGAAATATGTGAGTGGCTCCGAGGTGCAGAACCATGTATCGGATCTTGGAGACCAAGTTCTCCCAAGCCATCGAACCGAAGTGGTCATACAGAACCAGCCGGTCTTCACCGATGGAATGATCAAAGGCTTCCTTCAACTTCTCTTCCGGGAAATCCCAGTAGTGCGGTGGGCAGTTCAGGTAGAGACCCATCATCGCTCTGGCTGTCTTCTCGACAGACTCTTCCAAGGCGATGTAGCCAACCTTCTTGCCTGACCCCATGAGCCAGTAAGCAAGTTCCCGACAGACCGAAGATTTCCCGACGCCTGTGCCACTGCAAAGTGTGACGAGTTCTCCTTGGCGAATGCCATGAGCGAGATCGTTCATCCCATCCCACGGGTACGGAACCGACTCCACCGTCCGATCCGTCATCACTCGCTCAAAGAGATCCTCACCGCATACAACCCCGTCTGGCCTGTAGGTCTTCGCACCATAGACAGCGTTGACCAGCTCCTTGACCTTGCCTTCCACAAGACACTCGTTGGCATCTTTACAAGGGAGCGAGACGATCTTCGCTTTACCTGGGGTAAGCAACAAAGCACACTCAGCAGCAGCAGCCCTTCCCGGCTCGTCACTGTCAAAACACAAATGAACTGCATCAAACTTCTCAAGGAACTCGATGCTTCTTGCGATGGCTTTAGCAGCTCCCTTCGCACCAGTTGGGATACTTACTACAGGCCACTTGTTACCGAATGCTTGGCTAACTGAGAGAGCATCAATCTCTCCTTCAGTCACCGTGATGAACCTACCGCCGTCTCGCCAGAGATGTTCTCCATAAAGAGCGGTGGGCTTCCCGATCATTCGGAAGTCCTTGCCCGGCATCCTTATCTTCTGAGCAACAATCTTCCCGTCAGCGTCACGGTAGTTCGCAACATGACAGAAACTCCCGTTGTACTCGCCAACGCCATAAGCAAACTTCTTGCAGGTCTCTTCACTGAGTCCCCGACTTTTTATGTACCGAGGCTCTGATTGAATAAATTCTGATTGCAAGGTGTCATCCTCTCGCGGCTTCGCCGCACCTTCCCCCGGTTCCCAGCGACCACATCCAAAGCAGTACCCGTGTCCATCGTCGTACCGTGCAAGGTTGTCTTGCGATCCGCAGTCCGGGCAGGGTTCATGCTGGAGAAATGATGAGTTCGATTCGTGATCCAAACTCGTCCTCCCATCGTTTGCTTGCAGTAAGTCTCAGGATCTGGTCATCATCGTCCCAGACAATTCCGTTACAGCTATCGAGTATGGCCTTGACGTAATTGTCTACGTCCCCTCTCGGATCCCTCCGCTTCGTGGTCTTGGGGCGTTTGCAATAAAAGATTGCGTGGACCTCCAAGCCACATCGAAGCGGTTCACCCCCATAGGCTCCTTCCACTGCGGGCTTCGCTTCCTTACGAAACTTTGAGTAGGTCTTTCCGTAGTAGGTTCCCCACTTGGAAACGCGAGGCCTACTCGCAGGAACAGGAGTGACAGGGATCTGGAGAAGAAGAGAATTCACATCATGCCTTCCAGGCCATCGTCCTCATTGGCATCGCTCAGGTTCGCAGAGATCGTTTCAAATCCCTCTTCGTCATCGAAGTCGAACCCACCAGCACCACCACCGAACTCAACAAGGTCGATGATCTGGACAACCTTAAGGCGTAGAGACACACCAACGCCCTGACTTGGGACGTACCAAGGACGAACCTCGACACCGACCTTCATTGTTGTTCCCGAACCAACACGAACGTCATCACTGACTTTCTGTTGCTTCGCATCAATCATCACGGGGCGTTGTGTGATCGTCTTTCCGTCGTACTCGTAACTGGCTTTCAGTTTGCACTTCAGTTCGATCTCACCAGTTTCGTTCCCTTGATCATCAACAACTTCAATGACCGGAAGATCAGCCTTCTTCAACTTCTTCTTCAGTTCCTTGGTTTGACTTTGGTGATGCTCATCACGAACCTCTGTGATCTTGTTGATGAAAGTCTCGGCTTCATCAGCAGTCATCCGTAGGTTCACAGCGTAGACACCAGCAGGGTCAAACTTCCGGTTCGGTTCGTTGAGCCACGGGTAGATCGCAGTTCCTTTAGGTGTTGTAAGTTTCAAAGACTTCGGCTTTCGCATCGTATCCTCCAGTGGATTGATTCAGGCAAAGTAATACTGTGAATCAAGCACAGCATTGATATCCAACCCCCCAACGTAGGGGATCGGCGGTAAGGTAACTCCGGGTGGAAGTAAATGTGTGATCTGTTGAGCGAAGTTTTCCATCAAATCCTCGCTAAACATATCGACTGTTGCTCGCCTCAAACATGAAGCCAACATTCCAGATTTAGCCGCAGTTGTCGCGTAACTATCGTGGATCATCGAGAACTGTCTGAGGTCATTTAGAACAGCAAGGTTCACGGTCTTCATCATCAGGGCAGCATCAAAGCTGTGTACCAAGTTCGGGCAAATGGCGTTCTTGTGTCTCATCGGAGACAACTCGCCCTTCCCAAATTGTAACCGATGTCTTCGGATCTTCTGACCAATACTGGTCTTCACTTCCATCGAGGCTTGCTTCTCGTAGAGTTGCTTGACCAGATACCCAGTGGGTGTTGACCACATGGGGATAACATCATGCTCCATACAGATCCCAGCAACATCCCGAAGCCAGTCCATACCAGCCTGAGCAGACTGAACAGCTTCCCCGATTGATTGGTAGATCAGGTTGCTTAGGAAGATGCACGCCTTGAACGGGTGATCTTCAAAGACCTTGGGCTTCTTCCCGTCACGAACCAGTTCAAAGTACCACTCTGCCGTGTACTCCTTGCACGACTGTTGCGTACCTCCGTATACCGCCACAAGAACAGGCCGTTTGGTCGTCTTCCGGTCGATCCCAAACTTTAACCAAGTTGCAGCACGGGGATCATCAGAGACCTTCAGTTTCTCTACGACAAGATCCGCAACTTGCTGATACAAATCGTGAGGTCGATCCGAGGGAAGGACGTTGGTGTACTTGGCCCCAACAGGATCACGCAACAGCATCGCATAGATCTGGTGGCCTTGGTTCGATGCGTCTTGAGCTACGGGTATCTTCGATACATGCCCATAACCCACCTGCAAAAACTCCCCTATATCCATCGCAGCAGCCAAGAACCCCCACGGTTCATCAGCTTTAGACCACTCTGAGGTAGCCCCTAAAGGATCCTGGTGAATAGCCTTGAATAGATCCTCGTTCGACCACACCCAATCAAGACGTTCTTCAATGGTTTTCTTATCAAGTCCCCAGCAGTTTGCGAGGTGTACCCCAAGGTAGTTCGCATCATT